GGTGTTGACAACGGCGAGACGTGACTTGTTGTTGGTCAGCATCTGGAGCGCCGAGTAAATCATGAAGTAGAAGGCGTTCTGTCCTGGAACAGTCTCGGTGCTGCCCTTGTCGCGGAAGTACTGCTTTGACACGACGCACTGGAAGTTCTTTGGGTTGAGGAAGTAGACCTTGGCTCCACCGTACTGGCTGAAGATGTAGTCGATTCCCTTGAACTTGAGAGAGGTGAATCCACCGTTACCAACTGAGGTGTCAGAGTAACGCTGGAGGGTCTGGAGCTGTGACTCGTACAGGACGTGTGGGTCGGAACCTGAAAGGAGAAGCTTCGCCTTGAGAGCTGAGCCTGAACCCTTGGCTACTTCGTTGTAGGCCTCTGTGAAGACTGCTTCGATGTCGGAGCCGTCTGCAAGGTAGGTGTCCGCGTGGTTACGCCAGAAGGTCTCGACTGACGCATCGATTCCGCCGACTGTACCCTGACCTGAGGTTGGGACGAGGGTGTCGAGACCGTTGAGTTCGACGCCGCCCGCTGCTGAGGTTGTGAAGATTGACTGCTCGATGAGGTCATCGTGCGAGGTGATACCGTTCTCAAGGATGGCCTTGACGAAGGCAATCTTCTGGTTCTCGGTTGGGTTCTTTGCGTCGTCGCCCTTGGTCCAAGTGACCGGAACGTTGATCTGAGCTACTTCGTAGCTCGCCGCTGTGAGAACTTCAGTCTTGAGTAGGGGTGCTGTGTCCTGGTCAGAAGCGAGGACCGCTGTGTCGGGGTTTGAGCGGTAGTCGAGAGGGCACTCGATGGTTGGTCCGAGTGACTCACGCTTCACGAAGCCCATCTTTTCGAGGACGTTGAGCGCGGTGTTGTCTGCCCACTGATTCGCAGCCTTGCGCATCTCGGCAAGGACTGCCGGATAGGACGCAGCTGTGATCTGGTCAATAGTTAATGCCATTGTTTACCTGTTGGTGTGAAAGCACACCCATAGCGTAGTTGAAGATTAGACGAGATGAACTTGCCTAAGAACTAACGCTGGCAGGGCGAATGGCACGTTAACGACAGTGCGTCGTAGGGGGGAAATTGAAAGGAAGTGCTTGCTCATTTACCGTCTGAGCTGGACGAAGTGGAGCGGCCAACGGGAGTCGAACCCGTACTTTTAGTTTGGAAGACTGAAGTGCTAACCGTTAAACACTACAGCCGCTCAGAAGTGGCTCACTAGGCTGGATTCGGACCAGCATCTGACGAGTTAACAGCTCGGGGCTTTGCCAATTAAGCTACCAGTGAATGATAGTTTTTTTGGGAGGACCAGAATCGAACTGGCTCGATGCCTCGGGTCCAGACCGAGTGACTCACCTTTTGTCCACCTCCCAATAAGGAAGGAGACACACCCCTTCCGCGTTACCTATTTGGTCGCGGATTGGGGTAAAGACTTGTCATGGCCTGGTTTATGTCTAAAATGGTGGATCCTGCGGGAGTCGCACCCACATCTGCTGCGTGCAAGGCAGCGGTCCTCCTGTTGAACGAAGAACCCACAGAAACGGGTTAAAGTACCCGCCTGACTAAAATGGTGGGCCCCACAACCTTACGGTCACAGAACCCATGGAGCCCCAGGCAGATTTTACTCCACCCAAGGCGTGTGAGGATTCCAGGAACCTAGTAGGAAGGTGACTAGGCTGGAATCCTCTAGAGGCTATTACTCATTATCTCTATTAGAACTATATCACAGTGGATTTAAGTTTGTCAAGAGAAAAGTGAAGTTCTCGTCTTTTACGCTGGAATGGAGGCAAAGAAGACCCTGGCGCAGGTTTCTGTGGACTCGTCCCAGAGATCCGAGTTGATGTCAGTGTGGAAGGTACCTCCACTGTGCATCGAGGCGTGGGCTCCCATGAGGGCGGAGACGGTAGGATCGTAGCCGAAGCTGGCTGGCTTCATGCCTTCGTCGGGGATGAAGGGACAGGGCTTGGGATATTCGGCTTGGAACTCGTAGGCATCGTAGTTGGTGAACCCGCGCGTGTCGGGTGGAGGGTCGCGACGGGCGTGGTAGGTCCCGAAGTCCCAGAGTGGGTGAACGGGTGGGGCGTCGGTGAGACCGCTGCCATGTGAGGCGAGGAGACCGCCGCCGGGCCGAGAGAAGTCGTTTGGATCGAGGTACTGGGTGGGATGACCCATTTCGTTGATCAGTTCGAGGAGGACGTGGTCGAACTCTTGGGCAATGGAGATAGCTTCCCCCCAGAAACGCTGTTGATCAGCGGTGCTTGGCATGAGAGATCGGGTGTCGCAGAAGACGGTGAACTCGACCTTGAGGCCCTTTGAGTGGACCTTTTTGAAGAACTCTCTAACCTTGTCCCAATAGCCTGGGGTGGAGAGGGGGTTGAGTTCCCATCCGGTGTTGTTGGCCTTCATGGCGACAACTCGTAGGATGTTGGCTCCACAGGACTTACGCTGATCTAGGATGGGGTTGATGTCTTCGCCGTGGATGAATCGTTCGAGGAGGCGGAAGTCGGTGGCACCCTTCCAATACCACTTGGAGTTGTCTGGGTTGATGAAGGATTCTCCTTCGACTCGGAGGCGACCGGTGGGAACCGGTGCGACGTCGTCGTAGACGAGGTCTGGGAGAGGAGGTGTTAGGAGGCTGCCTTCGTAGGCTCCATTGTCTCGGGGGAGGATGGAGCTGGCAACGTGTCCTGCCCACTGAACGTGGAACTGCCACCCGTATTTGTCGGTGTGAACACGGAAGATGACGCGTCCGGGTTCTGAGAGGTCGGCGGTGGTAATGGAGCCATCGTCAATGATGAGGATGGGGACAGACGTGACGGTCCCGCTGCGATTGAGGTTGATTTGAATCATGGGGTTATCTCTTCAGATCCTTAATGGATTCAGCGATAATGTCTTCAAGTTCTCGGGGACCGCTGTGGACGGGGGCGACGGGTTTTGAGGTGGGAGCAGAGACCGAGGTGGAGCGTGGTGCAGACTTGACCTCTCTTAGGACGTCCTCTTTCATCTTGGCCCGGTCGGCTGTGATCTTCGGGAAGACGACCTTACGGTAGGCCCCTTCGAGACTGAGCTTGGAGTCGGCCTTGAGGGCGGTCACGATGGCATCTTCGTTGTCGACGAAGAGAGGCCACGTTCTGGCTTCCTGAATCTGAGCACGGACCTGAGGGATGACGGCCTGGACACGCTGCTGTGCCTGCCACTCGCTCTCCATGGGCTTGTAGCGATCTTCGATCTGCTTGGTGACCTTGGATTCGACCTGGGAACTCTGCCACTCTAGGAGCTTTCGGAGTCCGGCTTCTGAGTAGACCATGGAGCCATCGGAGAGCTTCTCGTCTGGGGCTGGCATGCCGTCTGGGATGGGACCAGTTGTGGTTTGAGTCGCGGCTCCTGCTGTTTCCTTGTTATAATGGTCGATCAGGGCTTGGAGCGTGGAGAAGAAGGGCTTGTAGGCCGGGATGGTCGCGAGGCGGTCGAGGAACTCGTCGGGCTTGGTGACCATGAAGTTCTCGAACTTCGAGTACTCTTCGAGCTTGGTGTCGCGCTCTTTGAGTTTGGTCTCGAACTCGACGACTCGTGGGCTGGTCTCGGTCTCCCACTCCTTCTTGGCGTCACGGACGGCCTTCTGGGCAATCTTCTTGACGCGGGAGTAGGGGATGCGGTTCTCTCGGCCGCTCGGGCTGAACTGTTCGAGGCCGAACTTCTTGTCGAAATCTTCCTCGACCTTCTTAGGAGTGGTCTTCTCGGGGACAGTCGGGGTCTCTAGCGTTGGCGTGGTGACTGAAGCAGCTGCCACCTCTTCTACAACCGGGGTCTCGGGGGCTGGGTCGGCAACTACGTCGACTGAGGTGTCGTCGGTGGCTTCGAGTTCTGGTTCGTCGGCAAGGGCGGGGGTGTCGGTGAGCTGGGCGTCTTCAAGGGAGCTGAGGATGACGTCTTCGAGGTCGGCCATGGGATGCTTTCTGACGGGGTCTCCGTCTGTTAACGTACAGTGTACGGTTGAGCTAGTTACATCGGAGTTACATGTAACTTTTGAAAAATCTAAGTGCTTGATTCTAAACGAGTTACAGGAGTTACATGTAACTCGATTTTTGAGGGATGTAACTGCTGGAAGTTCTTGAGTTTAAAGGAGTTACATCAAGAGTTACATGTTTTCCCCCCTAGGATGTTGAGGAAGTGTAACTTTGGACTGCTACGGAAGACAAAACCCTTTAGGGGTTTTTGTCTGTCCTTCGCGCAGTGAGCTGCCTTTTGGTGTAACCGTCGAGCTAGGGACGAGTGTTATTGGATGGTTCCAGACTTGAGGTCTTTGAGGGTCTTCATCCACTCGGCTTGGGCTTCTGGGGTGAGGGGCTCGACCTCGCGAGTCCGGTGTTCGATGGCGATCAGGTGGGTCTTGAAGAAGGTCTTCTCCTCGGCGGGCATGATGACCGTGCTGTCGGTCGGGCTAACCCGCTTCGCGAGGTAGACCTTAATCGTGTCTTCGAAGAACTCGATGGAGTCCCCGGCTTCGGGCTCAATCGAAATAGGGATCATAATGCCCTGACTGAACATGAAGTCGTAGTCTTTGTAAATCTTGGTCTTGAGCTTACTTGAAATAATCATGGATTGAGTAGCCTTAACAGAACTTTGGACGGTTGAAACCACACATACTGACGGGCGGGGATGTTTCGAATCTCGACGCAACGAAGCTTCGGAGGCGTCCTATCTCCGACGTATTCACCAGGGATTTTTAACCGGACGGGAACAGCGGATCTCGTGGGTGGCTTGGTGCGAACCAAGAGGGTACCAAAACCTAGGATTTCTACGGGTTCCCCTCGATGGAGGGCCTCCACGATAGTCTTGAGAATGGCGTTGACGACGGTCTGGCTCTTCTTCGGGTCCCACTCAAGGACCTCAGTAATTGCCTTGCAGATATGGTACTTCTGGAGCTTGTCTTTGGCGCGGCCCCCCACTAGATCCACCGAGTCGTGTGGGGAGCCTTATCGGTCCCCGGTGCCGAGACATGACGGACGCGGTTTTCTAGACCACGGCGCTTGGCTTCTTTGGCCATCTCCGACTTCGAGTAGTAACGTCGGGGAGAACCGTCTTCGTTGCACAGGCCATGGCGAATTTCCATGCCCCCTGGGATGTCGTCAGTCGACACACCACTGGCCGACTTCCATAGGGTTTCCGTGGGCTCGGCGCACTCGGGACAGGGTGGACGCTCCCCAAGTTTGAGGAGGAGGTTGTATTGTTCGTGTCCGTTCTTGCAGGTTAAGTCGTACATCGGCACGTTAAATCTGGCCTCCACTCGGGTCGTCAGACCGCTTCTTAATCGTGGGAAGGATGGTCGCGTCTGGGTTGGCCTCTCCTACCGCTGGTGGGGGTGGGGGTGGAACTCCTCCGGCTGGACCACCGGGTGGTGGGATTTGACCGTCGGCTGGGTTGGGAGGTGGACTGGGAACCACCACTGCGGACTGGATGAGTTCCTTGGCCTTCATGATAAGATCGGGCTCTGGGGCTTGTCCACTCTTCATCATGAATGCGAGGAGGAGCGGGTTCATCATGTCTTCGCCTCCGGTCAATCTTAGGCTGATGTTGGGCTCAGCAGGTGGTGCTGGCTCTGGGGCCTTGATGACCACATTGGGGTCTAGGCCAGTCAAGGAGGCGATCTCCTTGAGGACTGGTTCGAGGGCAACCCATCCAGACTTCGCGTAGGTGTTGACGAAGTCGTTCAGGCGCTTGAGTCTGAGGTTCGAGTCGACCAGGACGGTCGAGTCCGCGAGGATTGAGAACTCAAGGAGAGCTGAGAGGCCTGGGTCGAAGCCTTCGCCGAACTCGGCGGGATCTTCGTAGAGGCACATGAGACTACCAAGGATCTCCCCGATGTTCACGAAGAAGCTGGCAACCTTGGCACGCTCACGGCCGACACGGGTCTGGAAGTTGGAGGCGATTTCGTTGGCCTCTCCCTTCGTCTCCACGTCAACGCCTGAGCCTAGCTGGTTGTTACCAATCGTCCATGCTTCGCTCAGGTCGTTCTTGGCTACCTGGTCAAAGCTTGGATCTTCTTGGGGGTGGCCGACCTTGGCGACTTCACCAATGATACGGGAGCCGTCGCCTTGCACGGGGATCATGGCCTGCCACGTACCCCTCATGAGACTCTGTTGAATCGTCGGGTCTACACGGTTCACGTCGAACCAGCGAACGGGGACGTTACGACGTCTCTGCTTGAGGCGGTCTGTTCTCGACTGGTTTAGCTCGTCGACCTGACCACGGCCAATGGCCGAGTCAGAGGGTGGGATACACTCGTCAGAGATGTAGGCAAGGGAGATCACTTGGAGGGGGAACTTCCGAGCGCCCAAGACCTTCCCACTTTCGTCGATCTTCTGGCCCTTCCACGGTTCGTCGACGACGGGCTCATGTTTGCCGTGGAGATAGACGAGGTGATGGAGGGTGTGGTAGGAGCTGGCGTCTTCGTTGTACTGGAACTCCTTGTACCAGATCTCGTCGAAGCCCACCATCTGGTCGGGCTGGGTCTGGTCCTTGTCGATGTCGTGGGTGAGGCGGTCGATGACTGAGCGGTCCTCGCCTAGGACGGATTCCTTGTCGGCGTCGGTGAGCTTGTACTTCTTGGCAGCCTCTGCCCAAGGAATGCGTCCTGAGCGTCCGATGAGACTCGCCTGGTTGAAGTCGGAGCCTACGAAGTTCAGAGGCCAAATGAAGTCGGAAGGAGAGATGCGCTGAATGACGTAGCGTTTGTCGACAACTTGTGGGACGACCTCCATCTCGATGGGCTGACCGTCGAGCATCCCGGTCTGGAGAGCTTGGGCAGCAATCTCGGGCGGGAGCATGGAGAGGTCCATCTTGGGAACCTCTTTGTCCTCGGTAATCGATTCGAAGGACACGAGGGCCACACCAATACCTGAGGCGTTAATACAATCGGGGAGGACTTCGTCCATGGCGGCTTCGATTCCTGCGGCCTTGAGCGTGTCGTTGACCCGGCTCTCGAACTTGTGAAGGCCTGGGCCTGCCATCATGGTCTCGGGGTGATGGTTCACACGAATCTGGGGAACCTGAGAGAAGAGGCTTGCCTGCTTGGTCTTGGTGAAGCTCCAATCGAGAGGTACCGTCACCTTCTCGGTGTCACTCTCAGAGGAGAATCCCTTCCCTCGTCTATAGTCGATGGAGATAGACCAGTTCTCGACCAACTTGCGTCGATAGGTCTTGCAGGTCTCGACGATACTCCGGATCTGGTCGTTACGCTTCTTCTTCTTTTTCGCAAGCGGGTCGACTTCAGAAGTCTCTCCTGGTGGATTGTCGAGGACTTCCTGGGTTCGATTGGTCATGTCTGTGGGCATAGGGATAGTCTCAGCTCTTAGTAGCGAATCTTCTCTTTGACCTTCTCACGCATCCACTTTGGGAGGACTCCCCCTCGTGGCATGTCGTGTCTAAGATCGGCGGAGTGTGAAAGGAGGTAATAGCAGCAGGCGACAACGGCATGGTCGTGTTTGTGGTCGTCCATGTACTTCAGCTTCGTGGGGTGGAAGCGCATCTGGGGAATCGTCCGCACAAGATAGGGACAACCCACTGTCTTGTTATAGGGATTACGATAGAATTGTATGCGGGGGGTGCCCTCCAGGGCAACCTCCGCCAGTGCGTTGTGCATCACCATCGCAAAGTGCTCCCGATTATTAATCGAGGTCTCCATGGGCACCCCATTCGCCTCGTAGATCTCCTTGATCGTACGGACGTCTGCGGTCGTGTTGATGTCCATCGTAGGATCGCAATAGGTCATGGCCACTCGGCCAACACCCAGGCGCTTGTCAATCTCAAGGATCGCAGCGGCAATGTCAGCAGCAGGTGTCTTGTACCAGATCTCCTCGTGGAATACGATATGACGATTCCCCAGGTGGGCAATCCACAAACACACCGTGGGGTCGGGGAACCATCCGGCGTCAATCGCCCTGTAGACGGTCGCATGCTTGAGAATCTTGGGGAGGTCTAGCTCAGGAATCACATGGTAAGGTCGGGTCTCACCTGCGTCGTTCCGGGCAGTCGGCTTGAAGTTGAAGAGGGCGTTCTCCATGGTGAACTCGCCGTCTACCCATGCTGCCACCACATGGTCTGGGAGTCCTGAGAACCTGGCGCGATATTCCTTGGCGTCAAGGTAGGGGTTGTCCTCCAGGTTGGCCTTAATCGCGACCCAGTCGGCTGGCTTGTAGAACTCGTCTTCCTCGGGGTCAACGTCTTGGGCAATCCAGTACTTGTTAATCATCTCAGCTGACACCCCAAGGGGGTTGGTCGCAGCCCTCACCATAGCAGTGAGGCCTAGGTGCTTTGGGGCTCGGACAGAGGCGGCTAGCTTTGTGAACATCTCCCACTCGAAGGTCGAAATCTCATCGAAGAACATGAGATAGAACTCGGCCGAGAGGAGGTTGAGCACGTCCTGGTCGTTCTGACAGTGGGAGAAGAACCCTCTAGAGCCATTGGGATACCTAGCAATCTTCGACGTTGCGTTGAAGTCGCCCCCTAGGAGACGCATCTCCCTAGGAAGGTCAGTCAGATGGGACTTCTCAAGCTCAGGATAGGTACGTCGGAGGATACAATACTTGAAGCCAGGGTACGCGAGAGCTCGCATGTGGGCATCCCATCGTCCACAGAGGGACTTTCCTGAGCCTCGTCCCCCATAGAAGAGGACGTT